GGGCAGTGGCGATTCCGGCTTTATTCATTTCCAGAGACAGTTGCGGCGCATCCGCGAGGGCCGCCAGGACAGCGGCGACATGGGCGGCGAACGCTTCCAATCCGACCTGCGCGGCGGCGGACCCGGTCGCCGCCCGAAGGCCATCGTCCATGTCAACACCTACCAGAGCGCGCTTGAGGACATCTATACGGACTGGTCGGAGGACCTAGCGCGCGACCTGGCTGCCGCCCAAGACGACGACCGCCGCGAGGAAATCCTGGCCGCCGCGCTCGCCGCGCTCCTGCTGCGCCTGCGCCAAGCTGGCCGTGAGAGCATGGCCGAATGGCTGTCCAGCGTCGAGCCGGCGCCCGAAGTGCTCCAGGCGCTGGCCGATGCCGTCGCGGAGAATGAGCGCCTGCTGGAGCAGAACCTGTTGCCTGCCATTGAGCGCAAGGTGCGCGGCGGCCTGCAGGATGAAGACATTCTCAGGGCGCTCGCGCTGGGCACGGGCGCGGCGGCGCTGGCTGGCCTGCTCGCCACGATCCGGGCGCGCGTGGCGTTGTATGCCGGCGCGCTGTGGTCGTTCATGCAGCACGCCATCGGCCTGGGCGCGCCGGGCCGCGTATATTGGCATCTCGATCCGTTGGCGCACCATTGCGCTAGTTGCTTGGCGTTCGGCAATAAGGAATATGAGTCGTTTGATGCCATGCTGCGCGAGACGGGCGGCATATGGCCATCGCATGGTACAGACTGTGCAGGCAATTGCAGATGTTCTCTAGAAGCGGTCGCGACTTAAACATCCTGCCCACTGCCGCTCATTACGGCCCGTCCGTCGCCATCATTCGCACGCTGCGCGACGGATCGATCACTCACGAGTATCTGCCCGAATTCCTGGCCGAGCAGGTCGTTGCCATGATCCCGTTCGATGAGCCGCTGGTGGCATCGGCTCGGATTGCATATTCGGAGCTATTGCGCCGTGTCTGACGTGTTCCATAGAGCAGCAAAACGAATTGAAAATAGCTCGTTTGTCATCCCGATCTTTGGGGTTTTCGTGATTATGCTGGTGGTGGGTGTCGGAATCTTCATTGAGGATTACAGCACCAGCCTGGCCGGATACCAGCAGTTGCCGACCCGGAAGGTGAATGAGTGGGTGATCGGCCTGGTGGCGCTCCTGCCACAGATCGGCCAGATTGGATTCATGTATGTGTTCGCGACCGACACAAACAAAAGATGGGCGATTCTGATCACCGCCGGATTGCACCTCGTCGATGTCGCCACTGATGTCATTTACAAGGCGAGCGGATTGGGATTCGAGGCGTGGGCCGTCGCACTGGTTGAAAGCGAAATTGTCTACACGCTGGGCAGCGAGATTATGATAGTTACCTCGCTCGGCATGATCATCCGTCTGTTCCCGGCTTTTATTGAGCAGATAGGCGAGCTATTCAATAGCATCATGAGACGGATGCAAAAAGGAGATGAGGACTGAGTAATTCGGCGCGGTTTGCATATTCCGGCAATGTTTGACAATCTCTCACAAAAAGCATTTTGTTCAATACTTGATTAGCCGTTGGTAGTACATGCGCGATTTTCCCCCCTGCCCTATCGGCGATCCTGTCCAGCCACACGAGCGAGGCGACGATGCGCGGCTACATCCAGGCCGTGCGGGCGGCGTTCGGCGAGAAGTAGAACGCGCGTGCGGTGACTGGCCCCCATCGGAGTGCCGGGCTTTGTATTTGTTAGAATACGCGCGCATTCTAACAATTTGCTCTCTAAATCCCTTGACAATATATAGATTATCTGTATAATAGAAGCAAGATTGAGAGAGGAGCGAAGAGAGGGGATAGGAACAGAAGAAATGCCAAACGTTTATCTTCCCGAATCTCTTTTTGAGCAGTGGCGCGCCGCAGGCACGCGCGCCGGCTTCGATATGTCCCGGCGTGGGCCGGGAGGCGGGGGCGTCAAGTTTGCTCGGATACTGCTGGAAGATGCCGAGCATTACCGTCGGGCGATCGCCGAATGGAATACCCTCGTCGAGGGTCTCCAGGGGCTGGGCTTCCGCGTGTGGAGCGGAAGCGATGACGAGGGCGATACATGGTCGTATCAGTGGGACGGCGGGCGACGGGTGAAGGGCTTCGCTTCGGATGTCGAGGCCACGATTGCCGCTGTCAAGGCGCGGATTCAGCCGCGCGGGAAGTAGCGGGGAATGAAATGAGATTACAAGCATTTTCTAGATTACTCAAAGACAAATATCCAGACGCCGAATGCTATCGCAATCGTGAATTCGGCGGTGTATCAGTGAAAAATGGATTGGCAATCATTTTCCAGCCTGGTAGCAGGGTTTACAGTTATCGCGGTTCATTCGATTCAATTGCGATTCAGCTTGAATTGGTATCTGTCTTCTCGGTGCGCCGGCAGAACGAAGTTGTCGGAGAAGCGTTTACGCGCGAGGAGGCTGAAGCCATTCTTGTACGTGAGCAGGCGCGATATGCCGAGATGGCCGCGAAATGGCCGTACAGTTGGAATCATGGTCGTGATACATTTGAAATCGTGCAGACACAGTAGTTATTGCGGCCCAGGCCGCCGGGCGCGCCCGTGACAGCGCGGGAGAGAAATGACACCCGATGAAATCAGAGACAAGTTTGTGAAATTCTACGAAGAACACAAGATGTCATCGCCGCACGACGGACCCGTACGCGCTACGGATGGCATCACGATCTGCTCATGTGGCGCACGGTGGCGGACATTCTACAGCCGACTTGGTCTGGAGTGGAAGCCGCTAAACGAGCAATGTGACATGCACGACGCGGCGCAGGCCGCACTTCCGGCTGATTATGGCCTGGATCAGGAAGGTGGACTTTTCTACGAGCCTGCCTGAAAGGTAGCCTAGCCACCCCGCCGGCCAGGGAGAGCGTCCTCCCCTGGCCGGCTTTTCGTGTCCCTTGACACGAAAGGCCTAATCTGATAAACTGACAGCACAACTGGGCGCATCAGCGCGCACTGGCGGCAATCCAGCCGCCGATCCATATCGGATCGGCGGCTTTTTATTCTATGCGCTACGACATCATCTGCGACATCTGCAACTACACCGGCGAAATCGAGAAGCGTCCAGCTGAGGCGATTCCGCCGTGTCCTGATTGCGGCTGCGAGACGCGGCAGATTTACAGTCCACCCGGCATCATCCTGGCCGCGCCGGGCTTCCACTACACGGACTATACGCGCCTCGAGTCGCAGGTCGGCAAGGAACGCGCCGAGCGGTTCCGGGCGCAGCGTGCGGACGCTGAAAGTCGCGCGAAGGCTGGCCGACTGACGGAATACGAACGTGAACTGGAGACGATTTGATGCCGTATCCTGGCCTGAGTGACGCGGCATCAACCAGATTGGACGCCTGCGTTAAGAAAATCATGGCGCAGGGACACAGCAAAAGCCGCGCGATTGCGATGTGCCGAACATCCATGAAGATGAGCGAGGAGCCGATGATTCGATGGGTTGAGCCATTCACGTACCAGGCAGGCAAGCCGTTTCGGGTCATGCCGCTCGGCACATTCAAGCGCGGCGACCGCACCTTGACAATCACGCAAGACGATCTCCAGCAGATGGCCGCGAATTTCGAGGGCGGGCGCCCACGCTGGAAGGTCCCGGTTTACTTCGGCCATCCGACCGCCGAGCAGCCCGATCCACCGAAGGCGGGCAACGTCGCCTCGGTTGAGGTACGCGACGACGGCCTATATGCCGTGCCGGAATACACCGACAAGGGCAAGGCCAGCGTTGAGGATGGCGAGTACCAGTTCGTCTCGCCCGGCGTGCTATGGGACAAGAACGGCTCGGCCTACGTGGATGAGCAGGGCCGACAGTTCGACAACGTGATCGAGCACGTCGCCCTGACGAATCGGCCCTTCTTCGGCCAGCACGTCGCGCTATTCAGTGAGCCGGGCGTAGTTGAAAAGATGATGAGTGACTACTCTGAGCAGGCGCACGACTACGATGGTCATCGTCTGCTGAGCGCGCTTGAAGCTGTGAGCGGATTGGCCGACGGCATGGAGAACGTCGAGGAATTGGCGGGGCCGCTGCAAACGGCCAAGAACGCGCTCAAAGAGGCCATGAACAAGATGCTCGCGTTGTTCTCGGACGGCAAGGCCCGCAGTGATGATTTCGCCGTCTGGACAGCCGCATTCATGAATGATCTGCCCGATTCCAGTTTTCTTTACATCGAATCGGGTGGCGAAAAAGACGAGAGTGGAAAGACCAAGCCGCGCAGTCTGCGGCATTTCCCCTACAAGGATGCTGGCGGCAAGACAGACTTGCCCCACCTGCGCAATGCCCTGGCGCGCATTCCACAAAGCAGCTTGCCCGCCGATGTGAAGGAGCGCGTCGCCGCGAAGGCGCGACGCCTCGCGGGCGGCACGGGCGAAATCGAAGTCAGAGAAAAGGACAGTGTAATACCGGAGGGTGAAAAGATGACGGACAAGATCAATCCACAATCCGCTGTCAGTGCGGAGGAGTTCGCCGCATTGAAGGCGAAAGCCGACAAGCTCGACGCGCTGGAAATCGAGGTCGGCACGCTCAAGACGAAGGCTGCGGAGGCCGACACCTTCGCCACGCAGCTTGTCGAGATGAAACGCCAACGTCGGCGCGACCAGCTTCTGCGGCGTGCCGAGCAGTTCGTGGCGATCCCGGAGAAGCCGGAGACCATCGCCGAGAAGTTTCAGGCGCTGGAGGAGATGGACGCGGCTCGCATCGCCGCGCTGCCGGAAGCGCAGCGCAAGGATGCGCCGAGCCTGTTTACCTGGTTCGACGGCCTGCTGGGCACGCTCGACCAGCAGCTTGTGACCGCCGATCTGTTCGGCCAGAAGTCGATCGCGCAGAAGGAACAGGCCGACACGTTCGAGGCGGCGGTTGAGGCGAAGTTGACTGAGAAGTTCGCCGGCGACCGTGCGAAGTATGCCGAGGCATTTGAGGCCGTCGGCGCGGAGCGGCCCGACCTTGCGCATCAGTACACCCTGCGCCAACGCAAGGCGCGGTGAGGTGAGACATGGCAACCTACAAAGCAGTTTCCATTGACGGCGATGTCAGCTTTCAGGCCGACGTCGATCTGACCCTGGTGCAATACTACTTCGTCGCCGCCGCATCGACGGCGGGCAACGTCAAGGTCGCCACTGGCGCCAGCAACCCGGTTCCGATCGGCGTGTTGCAGAATGCGCCGAGCGCGGGCCAGGAAGCGCAAGTGCGCGTCATCGGCATGACGAAAGTCTTCGCCGTGACCGACGGCACCTGCGCGCTGGCCTGGAGTCGCTTTCTGACCGCGAATGCGTCCGGGCAGGCCGCCGGCGTCGCCGCCGCTCAGGAAGTGACCCTGGGGCGCTGGCTCGACACGAGCGCGCCGCTTTCGGCGTCCCGCTTCGGGAACGCCTTCATCAACTGCCTGGCCGCGACCGGCTGCGCGCCGAGCGCCTCGTGAGGTGAGACATGGCAAAGCCTACTTATGCACAAGTTCACATCGACCAGCCGCTGACCAACATCAGCGTCGCGTATCGACCGTCGAAGTTCATCGCGGAGCAGGTGTTCCCGCGCGTACCGGTGACGAAGATTTCCGACAAGTTCTTCGTCTACACCAAAGCCGACTGGCTGCGGCGCGAAGCCGAGCCGCGCGCGATGGGTACGCGCGCCAGCCGTGGCGACTATGGCCTGACCACGGACTCCTACGTCTGCACGGAGAAGGCCATCGCCAAGGGTGTGCCGGATGAGATTGTGGACAACGCGGACAATCCGCTCAGGCCGGCGCAGGATGCCACGAACTACGTGACCGCGCAAATCCTGCTGGAACTGGAGAGCGAGGTCGCGGGCAACGCCTTCGGCGCGGGCTGGTCATCCAGCGCGACCCCCTCCCCCACCTGGGACAACGCCACATCCACGCCGATTGAAGATGTGGAGACGGCGCACAATAACGTCGTCTCGAACATCGGCAATATGCCGAACGTCGGCGTGATGGGGCGCGGCCTGTGGCGGTATCTGAAGCAGCATCCCGACATCGTGGACAGGATAAAGTACAGCGCCGGCCCGAACTCGCCCGCCGTCGTGACGCTCCAGGCGGTCGCGGCGCTGTTCGAGTTGGACAGGCTCCTGATCGGAATGACTATCGAGGATACCGCCGCTGAGGGCGCGGCAAGCTCACTGGCCTATATCTGGGGCAACCACCTGCTCGTGGCCTACGTGACCGCGCAGCCGTCGCTGCTGGAGCCGACGGCGGGCTACGTATTCACGTACAAGAACCGGGTCATCAACCGATACCGGGAAG